TAGGTGGTAGAAAAGGAAATGATAATCCAGGTGGAGGTGATTCAGGTAATGAAAATGGATCCGTTGGTGGAACCGGAGGTAGTACAGACAATCCTACAGACGGTAATGGAACAGGAAATACTGGAGGCTCCTGGCCAAACAGTAGAAGAGATGGTTATAGTGGTGATAGTACAATTAATGGAAATTGGATTAATTCTTCTATAATACCATATAGTTTAACGAACTATGGTAGAGGAGGTAAAGGAGGTCCACCAGCCAATCAATCGGGTTATCAAGCAGGAACTCCTGGTACACAAGGTTATATTGCTATATACTTATTTAGACAATAATATCAATAAATGCAACTAAAAGATATCTGTTTCCTTTTGTTATTTTCATTCCGGCGTGTTTGACTTTACCACAATGTACTAACATATCCCCTTGTTCTAAAGTATAATGTATGCCATCTGAAAATAGTGTTCCTCCACCTTCATAATCAGTTGATTCACTTAAAGAAATGTTTAACGATATTATGCTACCATCTTTATGTAATTCAAGTTCATTTTGTAAGTTTTCATTATATTTTACTAAAAACATATCTAAAACATTTAGTTTAACATCACATAACCCATACAATTTATTTATTTTACTCAATATATCAGTCAAAGAAGATAATATAAAACTAAAAATATTTGGAATTATATTTACAGGTAAATCAGTAGTTGGATATTTGTTATGACGATGATTTGTCCATCCTTGATTATTAAGAGCGTACTTTTCTCCTTCTGAAATAATCCATTTACAAATATCTTTACTATATATTTGTGGAATAATGAAACGTTGTAAAAAACGATTTACGTTGAATTCTTCATTATTTTTAATAAAATCCAAATCAGCCTTAACATTTATTTTTTTTTCTAAAATTTCTTGTATTTCTTTTTTTTTGAAGTTAACTATTACATTTTTTGATATATTTTTATATTCATCTAATTCATATAATTTTGTACTGTTATTTTCATATAATAAACTATCAAAAATAGTTAAATTTATCTTTGATTTATCGTCTAATTCTATATTATAAATACTAGAATCTTCTTCAAAAGTAAGATTTTTAATATTTTGACATAATATATTAGATTTTTTATTTGAAACATAATATTCTATTTTGGACGGTTTATGCGATTTCCATATATTTATTGCTAATATATATCTAGGATCATTATTTAATACAGTATTTGTTCTCGTAACACCGTGATATTTAGTTCCATCAAAATATATATGTTTTCCTTTTTCTGGATAAATAATAGAAAAACCTAATTGATTATCAAAATCTTTATATTTATATTCTTCATAATTTATGTTTGATATAAAAGTTGGATCTGTATGATTATTTAAATATGTAATACAAGAAAATAATGGTTTATATTGTTTTTTATTTTCGCTCCATTCATATTCATCACAATCAAAATGATATTCGTGTAAATTAGAGTGTTTTTTCATCCAAAATTCAATAAAAATAGAATCATCCAATTTAATATTTAATCTATTTAAATGCATATTACTTATTTGTAGCACTGCATTTTCTAGATCATCATAGTCTTCTACATTAGATTTAATATCTAATAACTTGATACCATTTGTATAATCTATGTATGTTAATAAAAAATCAATTGGAACTTTAATTTTGTAAATTTTAATAGAATTCATTATTATAATTAAATAATGATGTTTTTAATCCATTATTTAATTATATATTATTTTTGATATGTTTAATAATATTATGATTATAACTAAAAGTAATTATAATAAAAGACAATTCAATATAAAAAATAAATAATAATTAAAATACATATAAACTTATAATTTAATTCACCAAAATGCAAAACACACAAAAACACTATCAAAATACTATTATATTATTCAACTATTTTTAAATGGTGTAAATTCTCTATACATTTATAAAGATAAAATGCCTTATCTAATTTCAAAAATAAAGTATTTCCCGTTTGAACCCAATTTTTCTGATATGATGCTTTTGTTTTACTTGTACGATATGAAGATAAAATATCTCTCAAATAATAATAAATCTCGTGTTTAATATCAAATTTAATATGATTCAATCTTTTCAAATCTTCGTCATTATTTTCATGATATGAAATATAATTATTTTCATCAAAATCATATTCCAAACGATTTGTTTGCCATAAATCTAATAATTCATAGCCATAGACAGTTATAAATTTATCTAGTTCTAAAGAATAATAACAATTATAGTTAATATATTCAATAATATCAGTAGGATATTTTCGTAAAATACCTTTATATATAAAGTCTAAAAATTCAGTTTTAGATAATTTTTCTACAATATCTATAGTACACATAGGCGAATATAATTTTTTTTCTAGATAATCATATTTATAATTACAAATTAATTTTCCATTTCCCGACATATACCCATAAATAATACGAATTAAATCTATTGATAAACCCGATATTTTGTTTAATAATTTGGTTTCTTGGAAGATTTCATCTTGTTTTTTATACACACGACTTTTATGTAAATTTTCTGTTTTACGAATATAATCTTGTTTTTGTTTAATCTTATCTTTTCTTCTCGTCATTTTGATTATATGTAATTATATTATTTGTTGTTAATAGTAGTACAATAAATAATATTTCAATTTTTTTTACACCTTTTAACATTTTAAACTCAGCATTTTAAATATGCGTCGCATTAAATTAAGTTTTCATAAAATAATTGACTAGATTCAATTTCAAAATGAATTTCAGGAATTGATTCCCATTCAGAATAAGATTTTGCTTTACTTGTAGGTCTATCCAATTCAAGAAGTTCTTTTAAAGCAATCATTCTTCTCTCCAAAGGTTTATATTCTTTTCCTTTTATTTTTCTAGAAATATATTTCCATCGCCATTCAAATTGTAATGCTGCTTGCCAATCAGGAAATCCAGAAACATAACAGGCTCTTTTCCATTCTTCACCTTTATTAACTTTAATAGAGGTAGCAAATGCTCCTCCTTTGATTTCTTTATTATGTTGTCGTAATCTTCTATCTAAATTAACTGTTGCACCAACATAAGTAGAACCATTAGTTGAACAAAGAAGATAAACAAAAGACATAGATTAATTTCTGATGTTTTCTTTAAGTATAAAAATAATATATTTAAATATCAATACCCCTCCCGTATTTTTTCATTGCTTTCTTTAAGTTAAAAAATCAATAATATCTATTCTCGGAAATAAAAAAGTCAAAAAGTAAAAAGGGAAATTGAAATCGGACATTTTTAATGTCTATTTTTGAAAAGGTCAATAAAGTTTTGAAAAGAAAATTTCATAAAAAAGGAGTTTGCTACATAATGCTTTAAAAATCAAAATATCATTATATTTTTTATTATCATAATTTTTACAAAAAAATATAAACTATTTTCAAAATTCATTTAGATACTTTTTATCTATTTCCAATATAGGAAATAATGGAAATAGGTTTTATAAAAAAAAAGAAAAACATTTTTAATTGTTTATTATGTGATTATATATGCAGCAGAAATAGTGATTTTATAAGACATATTTCCACATCTAAACATATTTTTAATGAAATAGGAAATGAAATGGAAATAAATGGCACTAAAAATATTAAAAAGAGCAAAAAAATAAATTACATTGATAGCATAAATGATAATACTCTTAATACTATATATAGCGCTAAAAAATCAAAAATAGTAAAAAATAGTGCAAAAATAAAAACTATTAATAATGATATAAATGAAATCAACTATGATGCCATAAACATAAAAATAATAAAAAAAGGAGAAAAATGCGTAAAAAATGAAAATAGTAACTCTATAATTATCAATAATACTATAAAAAATGAAAGCAAAACAGGTAATAATTTAAAAGAAATAAAGAACGCAATAGAAATAAAATGCGTAATAATAAAATGTGATACGTGTAATAAAGAATATCACACGAATTCTGGTTTATGGAAGCATAAAAAGATATGTGAAAAAGGATCTAATTCTTTAGATACGGTTACAGAAAATATTAATTCTGAATATATTATTAGTGAATTGAGAAAGAATCAAGAATTTTTAAAAGAATTATTATTGGAACAGAATAAAAATATATCAGAATTAGTAAAAAATCAGCAAATAATAACAAATACAACTACAAATAATATTTCCAATAAAAACACCTTTAATTTGAATATATTTTTGAATGAGAAATGTAAAGATGCAATGAACATTACAGATTTTGTGGATTCAATAAAACATAGTGTTCAGGATGTAGAAAACATTGGAACTTATGGGTTTATTGAAGGAATTTCTAAATTATTTATTCAAAATTTGAAGTTGTTAAGTATATATAAAAGACCAATACATTGTAGTGATGCAAAGAGAGAAATATTATATGTAAAAGATTCAAATAAATGGGAAAAAGATGAAAATAAAACAACCTTATTAAATGCTATAAAGAATTTGGATCATAAGAATATTATGAATATTGATAAATGGAAAAAAGAAAATCCAGAATGTAACGATTATGATAGTAAAAAGAATGAGATATACAATAAGATAATGTTTGAAAGTATGAGTGGAGAAAGTAATAATTATAATAAAATTATAAGTAATATATCAAAAACAGTAATTATTGATAAAACAGAACCCGAATAATTAAATTATTAATATCTTTTTTCTCTCCAAATTCAAAAAGAAAGATTATGATAATGATTATTTTTCCAAGTCTTTTCTTATTTAGTATATTTTCATTGTCTATTATTACTGTTAAACAAATAATGGATATTTACAACATTTCTTTTTATAACAAAGAGAGAGCAAAAAAAAGAAATAAAGAAATAATTACTATTTTATATTTTACTCTGAATTACAATTTCCTTTTCTTTTTCCTTTTCTCTCCAGAATGGAAATTGAAGAATGAAAATAGAATAGAATCTAGTAAAATTGTTAAATATTTTTTAACAAGTGAACTAGTGTTTTATATTATTCATAGAATTTCTCATTGTAAGTATGTGTATAAATATATTCATTCGTATCATCATAAGAATTATATTGTTTATCCGATGGACTTTTTAGATATGGATTATATAGAAATATTAGAATATACATTTACTTGGAATTTCCCATACTATTTTTTCCAATTAAATTTATTGGAATACTTTTTAATTCATTATTTTTATGTTACAAGTGGATTTTTATCACATTCGGATATATTGATAAATTTTCATACATTACATCATAAGCATTTTAATTGTAATTATTGTTTTATTCTTCCGATTTATGATATAATATTTCAAACATTTTTATATAAAAAAAGGATTTAGAGATTTTTATGTTGATAATATAAAAATAAATTATGGCAACAAAAAACCCAAAAGAAATATTATGCTGTGAAATATGCTGTTATGATACAAAAAGTAAGAGAGATTTTGAAAAGCATTTAGAAACACAAAAACATAAGAAAAAGATGAATACGGAGAATATGTCTTTAAAAATAGAAGAAGAAGGAAAAGAAAAGATATCATTTGTATGTGAAATATGTAAAAAATGTTATACTGATAGAACAGGGTTGTGGAAACATAAAAAGAAATGTGTTAGTAAAGAGAAAGAAAAAGAAATAGAAGAAAAAGAAGAAGTAGTATGTGAAAATAAAGCGGTATTAACAGAAGAAGAACAAGAAATAATAGATTCTGTATGTGAAGAGTTGAATACTTTAAATATTACACAAGAACAGTTAGTGTTTTTATTGATAAAACAATGTGAAGAGAATCATAAATTAAAGGAATTATTAGTTCAACAGAATAAAATAATGATTGCATTAATTGCAAAAACGAAGCAACTAATGGAAGAAAATGGTATTGTGGGGGATATAGATACAATAGAAATATAGTGTTTTCAAATATCAACTTCATTAATAGAAACATTAATTTTCTTTTTACATCCACGTTTATGTGCAGCCATCCCTTTTAAAGTATTGGAAGTATAAAAATTGCACAAGTTACATTTATATATATTTATATTTTGTATAGATGTAAATTGTGTAGATAAATACTTATTCAAATTATTAAATTTCACGTCTTCTAACTGATTTAATAATTTGGTTTGATTTTCTTTAATATATTTTTTAAGTTCTTCTTTTTGGCTATTAAATACTTGATGTTCTTTACTGATTTCATAAAGAATTTCTTTAGATATAACAATATCTTTTCCCATATTCATATAATTCAATTGTTCACTTAATTTATCTATAATTTCAATAGCAGAATTAATTTTATCAGAATTATGATTCACATTGTGAATAAAGATAATAATATTTGAATTTACAATATCAATTTGAAAATTATATTTAGAAATAATACCACTATTTTGTGACATAAATATACTTTATTTTATATTTATATTATTAATTGCAATATATTGATT